GAGAACGTCTTATACATGCTCCCGAACCAGGGACAGCTAGGGGACTTTGCTCACTCACGCCTTGACAAAGTAATAGATCAAAGCCCCCATCTCTCTCAGCTCTTCCAGGATATATCTAACGTCGGACTCAAGGTCTCTTCCCGGGGATCCTTTTACCTTAGAGGGGCCAATTCCTCTTCCCAGCTCGAAGAGTTCCCGGCGGGACTTGTGATTAGAGACGAACCTTCCCGCATGGACCAGTCAAACGCTAACTTAGCACTAAAACGGTTAGGGTCCAGCGAAAACGCCTGGAAGCTGGATTTAGGACACCCGACCTACGAGGGAGACGCTATATCCTCCGAATTCGCCGACTCAACCCGGTTTAAGTGGTCTTATAAGTGCCCTAACTGTGGTGAAGAGCAACCAATATCCTTTTTTGACCACTACTACGAACGGGATAAGACGTTCGGTTGCGGGGCTTGTGATACCGACTGGACCAAGGATAACGTGCTAAATCAGGGTAGGTGGGTTGCTCAAGGCGACCGAAACAACCCCATGAAGGGTTTCCATATCTCCCGGATCCTGTCTCCCGTCGAGACCCTGGAAGAGATTGCCGAAGAGTACGAAGACGCCAAAGCTGAAGGCGAATATAAAATCGCTCAGTTTCACCAGACCGTCTTAGGGCAACCCTTTTCAGCTGAAGGTGATAAACTAGGTATCCAGGACGTGAAGAGTGCTAAGACAGGTCAACCTATGGGAACGAGCGACGCCAAAAATACGATCATGGGCGTTGACACCGGAAAGCCCCTATATTGGACTGTGATAAAGGGCAGTCGGGTCTTAGGGGTGGGAAGAGCGACTAAATTCGACCAGCTGCACTCCGTGCGTAAGAAATACAACGTCTCAACGCTCTTGTTTGACGCTCAACCCGAACCACACGCCAGTAAAAACTTTATTGATGATCTACCGCCAGACGTGAGAGGGTGGATGGTCAGAACCAAAGGAACCGGCGATATAGCCCCTCCGACGGTGAAAAGAAAAGATAACGAGGTAAAAGTCCACCAGGTCTGGATGTTTGACAACCTTTTTGAGTACTTTCACGAGGGAAACGTCACTTTACCCTCCGATCTCCCCAGGGAAGCTGCCGATCATTTGACAAATCCGGTCCGTTTGATCGACGAAGACCCTCGGGGAAACCCGGTTCCCAAGTACGAAAAGGGTGAGTGCCACTTTGCCGACGCTCTGAAATTCGCCTTCGTCGGTCTCGAGATCTCCGATCAGGTCCCCACAGTGACCCAGGAGACCGTCTTCAACGCCTTCAGACGCTCCCGACATGTCTATAATGACGGCCGGAAACCTAAGAAGTTCGTCGGAGCGGTCCAAATGGACCAAAACGACGGGGCTTATACAGTAGGTGGACCACACCCGAACCTGAGGGACCTGGGTGGCCGATTAGTCGAGGGAGATAGCTGGGAGTTGGTAATTGTGAACGATTGGCTTCAACCGCAAGGAAAGTCCTACCCGGGAATTCGACACCTTCACGAATTTAGGGATTGGTTGGGCGAAATCAACTTTGAATACGGTAAATCGAACGCTCCGCTGAAGCTGAGCTGGGCTATTGCCAACCGACCGGGCTTCAGGGAGCTTGTCTCCAACTCACAGGACCTTCATTTGAATGTTGGCACGAATGAACCGGACCTGGACCAGCAAATCGAGCGGATCCAGGCTTTGCTAGAAAAGGATCGGTTAAAAATTCACCGGCGATCTAAGGATCTGATTAAAACCTTAGCAACAATTAAATGGTCCGAAGTCGAAAGTAACCCGCTTATAAAAGCCCTGGCTAACGTCGTTTGGGGCTTATGGAGAAACGGAAGTGGAATTTTTAAATAGGGGGAGAAATGCTAACTGAAGAGGACGTCGAACAGGCAATTGACAAAGTAAAGAAAATCCTTAAAGCAAACCTAAGTTTTGACGACATAACCGTCTGGGAAGACATGACCTGGACCCGCCAAGTTGCCGTTGTGTTGGCACTTATGGGAGAATTTGACGAGCAAGTTGAAAAAGTTTTAAACGAAAGGAGTGATACCGATGAACCTGGAAACGAAGCTGCGAACTGAAATTAACGGAATTTTAAGCACTGTGGTCAACACGTTTGACCAGAAAGAAGAGATCCTAAACCGACCGGAGCTGACTAATCCTGAAAAGAATCAACGTCTCAAAGCCCTGAGAGACCGGAGAAAGGAGAAGATCAGGGAGAAAAAGAATAAAATAAAACGGTGGTTGCTCGACAACCAGATTAATGAAGATAAAATCACAGAACAGGAACCGGAGTCGAGCAAAGAAGTTCAGAAAGCCCTGAGATGGCAAAACAGGGCGGGACAGCGACTTGACGGACTCGATGACAAGCCTGAAATCGTGAGTGCCGTCAAATCGACTCTGAAAGACGAGACGGTTCCCGAAGGATACAAGCGTGAGATGTTCCGCTTGGGTAAGACCCAGCTGCAAGCTGAGGGTGCCTCCGACGATGATTATTCGCTGCAACAGATGAAACGACTTCGCCGAAAGCACCTGCTAGACGAGAAGACTGTGGGAAAGCTCCGGAAGTCGGACGCAATCGAGGATCTCAAGCCGAAGGTCAACTTTGCCATGAACTACCTCGATAACCACCTTGACAACTACGTTTTCGCTAACGATCGCAACCCCGCCAAACCGACTGGGAAAGAAGACGCCAAGGAAAAACTGAAAGGGGTGCTGGATCCCGCTCTCGATGACATAGGAGAAACTATCGAGGAACACAAACCTAATCAGTCGTAGCAGGGCGGGAGTCCTGCTCTAGGACGGCGAGACCCGGGGGAGACCCCGGGCTTTCGCCACAATAAATATGGTAAACCACGTCGATAGCGATACCAGGATAACCGGAGAACGGGTTAAGGCTATACTGGATAACCCGGATCTTACGAGTGAAACACTCTCAGAGCGAACAGGTCTTTCCGTGAAGTTAGTAGCACTAATTCGTAAAGTTGAGAGTAGGGGACTCAGAAAGCATAATCCGGACGGGAGGTAAAAGTGAAAAAATTAGTCTCGAAACTCTATCAATTGGCACGAAAGGCGAACGATGCCGAAACTGCCCTGTCACTAGACCCTGTAAGGTGGGTTAAAAGGTTGACAAATAAGGTAATCGGGCGAAATCTACTCAAAAAAATATTTTTCGATTAACCCCGGCTATTGGGCGAAATAGCATGCTCTGAGTGGCGTTCTAAGCGGTTCTGAGAGGTCCGGCGGGGGTTAGGTAAGGCCGATCCAGTCCCAAAACCTAGAAATTGGTGATTTTCTCTTCCCTGGGAGTAAGTGTTGGATTTGGTCTTCTTTTTGATCCAACTTCTCCCGTAAGTATTGATTCTCACTTTGCAGCTGTTCAATCTGCTCCCGGAGCAGCTCTTCCCTTCCGCTGGGTTCCCGCTGCTTTTCACCGTCTCCCTCTCCCAGCTCGTCTTCAATAGCTCCCACAGCTTGCCCTGTGCTTAGTCCCCCTTCCCGTAAAGTCTCAAGTCGTTTTAAGAGTTCGAGACCGCTGGAATCCACCAATATCTTTTGATTCTGACCCCTTTTCATGTGGTTATCAATAAGCCCATTAAGTGCCGACAACCTACGGCGAACCTGAGAGGTTGAGAGACCGAGACTATCCGCTAAATCTTTTATTGTAAGCATGGTTTAGCTTGATGGTAAGTTGACGGGAAGCGACTGCAAAGCCCGGAAGGGTGATATTAGGGTGATATATGTCGGATCCGGGGCGTTTGCATTGGGGGTCTGAGTGTGTATAATAAGGGTGGGTAAGGGTGTAACATAAGCAGTAGGAGGGTACAAATGAAAGAAAGTAAAATACTTCAACAGGTGGAAGAGAAGAGGAACTCAGAGGGACTCTCTCAGGGTGAAATAGCTAAAATTTTAGGCTCCTCTAGGAAGTCTTATAACCAGTGGATTCACGGGAAACACGAACCAAACCGGGAAAAGCTTATAGATATGTTCACGTATCTCACAGGTAAAAAAACGCTTATTATTAAAAATGACCGAGAGGACCCCGAATATCTCACGACCCCTGCGGAATGGATTGTAGGAGAGGAGTAAAATGCCTATACGCACAGAAAACCGAGTTACTCTAGACCCGGAGGAACTAGAGCAAATACAGGGCTTAAGCCTAGAGCTTATTTGGAGGATTATCGGTAACGGGCCTTACAAGCACTTCCCCTCAAAGCCCCACATCTTTCAGGAAGACATACAGGAGAAGGTAAGAGGTATAGGTCGCCATAGGGCCGGACTTATCTACCAGAAGCTAGTAAAGGAGGTATAAAATGGAGAAGCTAAAAACACTTATGAGATATTTATTCGGAATATCTTCCACTGCTTTCGGAGTCCTTCTATTTAGCTACCTCTGGACCCAACCAATGGCTTTTA